TTTCCACCCCTGTACGTCTCACCACCTATATGGTCGTGGAAAGCCTTGGTGGTGAGTTCATTGAATTCAACATAGGGGCTGTCACCATGACTACTCTCCCAACCCAATCTCGCCCTGAAATCACGATTATCAATGGTCGCGTTGTCACCACATCTCTTGCAGTAGCTAATTACTTTACTAAACGGCATGAGCGGGTTTTAGATAGAATTAGAAACCTCGAATGTTCCGCTGAATTTACTGAACACAATTTTGTGTTAAGTGAATACACCGACGCATCAGGCCGCAAACTCCCTTGTTACCAAATCACCCGCGACGGTTTTGCGTTTCTTGCCATGGGCTTCACTGGTAAACGTGCTGCCCAGTTCAAAGAGGCATACATCAACGCCTTTAACCAGATGGAGAAGAATTTATCTGGTGCTGACGCGGTTGATATGTCAGCTGTCGCACGAAACGCCAGAGGCGTATACCTGCATTTGCGTGAAATCCATCAAATCTGGACAAGCCAGCTTTATCCAATGCTTAAGGCCGTTGAATCTCCGCTGGCTAGCAAACTGTACGACCGTGTTGGTGATGCTGTTTTTGGCGCTGCACTTGTTGATTCCAGGCTGAATGGTTCTGACAAGGAGGTTCGCCCATGATTAGTTACGAAATCATCATCTCCACTACGGAATACAGAAACGATGTATCAGTTCGCACGGATGTATCTGTCTGGCACCGTCGCTATAAATCCAGAAAAACAGCGGAACTGAAAGCGGCAGAGATGTGTGAAACCATCTCAATGAAAGGTAGCCCGGTTAAATACGTAACTACGGTGGAGGTGCGTCCATGATCCGCCACATCGTTAATTCCCTGTATCACCGATACAACCGTTGCCCCCGTGTGGGGCAGTGGTTCGCCACCAGCAACGGTCACGTTCTGCGGGTTTGCCTAGTCAACGCTGAAAGCCAGAAAGTCGTGTGCGAACTACAGGGGCGTAGCTACACCATCAGTTACCCTCTGGCGGTATTTCTGTCTGGAAAAATGTTTAAGCGTCTGGGAGGTGTGGCGTGAACTGTTTTCAGTTTGTGTGCGGATGTGCTTTCGATAACCCGATTCAGCGCCTAATTATGTTGCGTGTTTTGATGTCGGGTTCTTCAGACGGTGAAGGCGAGAGAGTTATTGATCATCAGGTGCTTGCTGATTTCTGCTGTTGTTCTAAGCAAGCGATATTCAGGGAAACCCTGGCACTGGAAAGAGCTGGTTATCTTCATATCCGAAAAATTGCAACGCTTACTATTGATGCAAAAGCCAGACTACAACCTGCGCGTGGCTACACAATTCTCATGCCGCGGAAGGAGGTTGTATGAGCCGTTACGCCCCCACACCGGAAGTTATGGCTATTGGTCAAATTAATATTTCCGGCAATGTTACACCTGCGAACTGGTGGAAATATATTCGACTACCCAGTGGGCGTCCGGATGCGACGGCTATCGCTCTGCTTTCAGAGATCGTTTACTGGTACCGCCCGACAGAGGTCAGGGATGAGCACACCGGAGCGTTGCTGGGATATCGCAAGCGTTTTCAGGGCGACAAACTGCAAAGAAGCTACCAGGCGTTTGCTGAGCAGTTTGGTTTCGGGAAAAGGGAAACCGCAGATGCGCTGAAGCGTCTGCGCGATGCAGGGTTTATTACTCTGGATTTACGCACGGTGGAAATGCTCGATGGGGTGAAATGCAGCAATATTTTGTTTGTCGGGATCAACCCACAGGCAATTGCGGCCATCACCACACCTTCTTCTGTTTCGCCAGAAAGTAACAGCAATAATGCAATCAGCGATACAGCTATTACGTTAAAACGGAACACCCCCCGACGTCATAACGGAACAGGGGATACGCCGAATGTTGATACAAATACAGAGATTACTACAGAGATTACAACGGAGACTAAAAACACTATTGATGCATCCGCTGACGCGTCTGCGCGTTCTGCCCGACAGGAATATTCACCGGAATTTGAACAGGCCTGGCAGGAATATCCCAAACGTGCTGGTGGCAATTCCAAGTCAGCAGCCTTCAAAGCCTGGAAAGCCCGTATCAGGGAGGGAATAAAACCGGAGACCATGCTTGATGGCGTGAAGCGGTATGCCGCCTGGGTACGTGCTACAGGAAATACCGGCACACAGTTCGTGAAGCAGGCTGCGACGTTCTTTGGACCCGATCGTCACTTCGAAGATTACTGGCAACAGCCAGCCGCTCACGGAGGTGGGCGACAGCGACAGGTCGATGTCCTGGCTGGCCTGGGAGCCATGTCTGACAAATTCGGTAAATCCAGTAACAAATTGACATTCTGAGGTGACAGCGATGATGACGATTGACCAACGTGAGAAACAAACAAGACTACAGGCGCGAATGGATGAGTTACGGGCAGAAATGGATGAGTTACGGGCAGAGATTGCATTTGCTCAGAAGGGCGAAAAGCCATGGCCTTATCGTTCCTGCCTGATGCGTGAAGGTCGCGGATATTGCGAAAAACACGGTAAATATCGTACGCATATACTGGTGTGGATCGATCGTAATGGCGAGGACAGAGAAAAAATTTCATGCTGCCCTGACTGCTTGATCGCTGAGGCCAGTGATTTGACCATGGAACTGTCGTCCCTCAAGGCGGAAGAACTGACTGATAACGCCGGAATTGCTCTGCGTTTTCGGGACTGCGAGTTTGATAATTATCTGGAGGTTAATCCTGACGCAGCCAGAAATCTTGCGGCCTGTCGCCGCTATGCGGAGAACTGGCCAGATATGCTGGAGAACGGTACCAGTCTTGTTATGACCGGCAGTTGCGGTACCGGGAAAAATCATCTGGCGGTATCAATGGCAAAACACATCATCCGTAACTATCTGGCCAGTGTGGAGATCACCGACGTGATGCGCCTTACCCGGGCTGTGAAAAACTGCTGGCGGAATGACAGTGAAAAAACAGCGGATGACGTCATTGAGCATTATGCGTCACTGGATTTGCTGATTGTCGACGAAGTCGGCGTTCAGTTTGGCAGTGCGGCTGAAATGGCCATTTTGCAGGAAATTATCAATGCCCGGTATGAGGGTATTTTGCCAACTATCTTGATCAGCAATCTTTCACCGGAAGAATTGTGGGCGTTCATCAGTCCCCGGATTGCCGACAGGATCACCGATGGCGGGCGCAACTGGTTGTCGTTTAACTGGCCCAGCTACCGTTCTCGTATCGGAGGTGTTGCCGCATGACCAGCCAGAACACCCCGGCATGGCGTAACGATGACCTGGAAGGCGCTGTCATCGGTGCGTTTTTTCTGCGTGGGGCCGATCCGGAAGTGATGGATATTCTGGCCACACTTCCGGCGGATGTATTTTTTGTGCGTCAGTACCGGGATATTTACGCGGGGATTTGCAGACAGGCTCGCATATCCGGCGTCATTGACCCCGTACTGCTGTGCAATGAGATGCCGGAACTTGCCCCGGTGATTACCGACACCGGACGCAAAACCTGGGTGAAGTCTTCACTGGAGCACTATGTCGCAGCGTTGCGGCGCAATGCCGCACTGCGCGATGCAGAAAAAACACTGACTGAAGCATTACAGAATTTACGTGATGCGTATACCTGTGAAGCAGCCGAGGATGCCCTGAAGGATGTGCAGAACATGATGGCCTCACTGTCGACCGGAAAGGGCGTCATTCAGCCGGTTCACATTGATGATGTCCTTCCGGAAGTGGTCGACCGTGTTGAATGCCGCAATCAGGGACTGGAGAAATCCAGGGCGCTGATGACCGGTATTGATGAACTGGACGCAAAAACGGGCGGTATGGAGCCCGGAGACCTGGTATTCATTGCCGCCCGTCCTTCGATGGGGAAAACCGAACTTGCGCTGGACATCATCGACAAGGTGACTGAGCAGGGGCATGGCGTGCTTCTGTTCACCATGGAGATGGCGAACATCCAGATTGGTGAACGTATGGTGTCTGCTGCCGGTGGAATGCCGGTATCCCGTCTTAAGTCTGTTGCCCGTTTTGAAGATGAAGACTGGGCGCGTTTCTCGCAGGGCGTGGGACGAATGACGGGGCGTAATATCTGGATGGTGGACCAGGCAAACCTGACTATTGATGAGATATGTGCAACCACGAAGCACCACCGGATGAAACACCCGGAAACGGCGCTGGTGGTGGTCGATTACCTCGGCCTGATTAAAACCCGCAGCACGGGGCGTCACGACCTTGCGGTGGGGGAAATCTCAAAGGGACTTAAAAGCCTGGCAAAATCCGGCGGTTTTCCGCTGATTGCTCTGAGCCAGCTCTCCCGCGGCGTGGAATCCAGACCCAATAAACGCCCAATGAACTCGGACCTGAAAAACTCCGGGGAAATCGAGGCGGATGCCGACATCATTCTGATGCTTTACAGGGATGAGGTATACAACCCGGAAACTCAGGCCAGAGGCATAGCAGAAATCAACATCACGAAACAGCGTAATGGCACGCTCGGGACCATTTACCGGCGTTTTCATAACGGACATTTTCTGCCTGTGGACCAGGAGAGTGCCCGGGTTCTTTCCACACCCATGACGCCGGGCAATCCGCGCAGATACAGCAATAACCGCATGTCGGGCAGTAAAACGGAGCGTTTATTTTGAACAACAGAACAATCACTGTTTCACCGGAACAACTTCGTCGGCAGGCGCAGGAGATGCTTCGTTGTGCTGAACAGATGGAAAAAACGAGCGTGAAAAAAGATACGCTCCGCAAGCAGCTTACTCCGGCGCTTCGTGATCTGCTGCAGGCAAAACACCGCACACAAAAGGCGGTGGATGAGCTGGTGGATTGCGTGGCGGAACTGGAAGGACAGGTAAGCCAGTTTGAAATACTGGTGAAGGAGTTTACTGCGTGATGACTGAGTTTTTTTCTCTGTATGCATTCAATATCGTTTGCTGAGGTGACCGTGAGAGCACTGCTGACCCCTGAAATTGCCCCGCGTATGGGGATTGTATTGTTCAGGCCCGGTTCAGAGCTGATGCCCCTGTTTATGCAGGGGCGTGTCCTGCTGGAGCCTGAGCCGGAACGTTATTCATCTTTCGCCAGCGGTGCCGTTCCGGCAGCATCACAACCGCTGGCGGATGATCCTGCCGTTCGGGCCGTGTTCCGCAATGAGGCAGTTATTCGTTGTACTGGTGGGGTGGAATGTCTTGAAAGCTGGTTACTTCGTGAAAAGGGCTGTCAGTGGCCTCATTCCGGATGGCACAGCGAGAACATGACCACAATGCGACACGCGCCGGGTGCAATCCGTCTGTGCTGGCACTGTGACAATCTTCTCCGTGACCAGTTCACGGAACGGCTGGAAGCAATGGCAACGGATAACTGTGCCCGCTGGGTGTTGTCTGTTGTGCGCCGTGATCTTGGTTTTGATGACAGTCACGTTGTGACAATGCCGGAACTGTGCTGGTGGCTGATTCGTAATGACCTGGCGGATGCCTTACCGGAAAGTGCAGCCCGTAAGGCACTGAGATTACCGAAGCCTGTTGTGCCGTCTGTCACCCGGGAAAGTGACCTTGTGCCTTCGGTTACTGCCACCAGCATCATCCAGGATAAGGCGAAAAAGGTGCTGGCGCTGAAAGTGGATCCGGAGTCGCCGGAGTCTTTTATGTTACGCCCAAAACGTCGTCGCTGGGTTAATGAAAAGTACACGCGCTGGGTTAAGACGCAGCCGTGTGCATGTTGTGGTAAGCCAGCCGACGATCCTCATCACCTGATTGGTCATGGTCAGGGTGGAATGGGTACAAAAGCGCATGACCTTTTTGTGTTGCCTTTGTGCAGAAAACACCATGACGGACTGCATGCGGATACCGTGGCATTTGAAGAGAAGTATGGTTCCCAACTGGAGCTGATATTTCGTTTTATCGATCGCGCGCTGGCGATTGGTGTGCTGTCCTGATTTTGTGGAGAAAGTTGATGCGTGATATTCAGATGGTTCTCGAACGCTGGGGAGCATGGGTTGCAAACAATCATGAGGATGTGACTTGGTCACCGATTGCTGCTGGATTTAAAGGACTAATCTCTTCAAAAGTTAAGTCTCGTCCGCAATGTTGCGACGATGACGCGATGATCGTTTGTGGATGCATGGCCCGCTTGAAAAAAAACAACAGTGATTTGCATGATTTATTGGTGGATTATTATGTCATTGGAATGACTTTTATGAGTCTGGCGCGTAAGCATAGATGCTCTGACACCTGCATTGGTAAACGTCTTCAGAAAGCCGAAGGGGTGATTGATGGTATTTTGATGATGCTTGATATCCGGCTGGAGATGGACAGATATGTAGAACGAATTATGTAGGTGCTTGACTAGATACATTGTCCGGGTCTATATTCCCACACATTAGAAATATTTGCGTCGGGATTGGAACACCGGACATGTAAGTTGGGTGTTGTTTATAGTCTAATTTATTCGATGTTTTCTGAGAGAGTTGTTTTTGTCCCTCTCCTGAAATTGTCATCGTTTTTTACATACTCAAACGCATCTAGAATTAATCCAGATATACGCAGTATGTCTTCTGGATTTGTTATGTGGATTTTTCGACCATCAGTTTCCAGTCTAGCCCTTTTTATTTCGTTTAATTGAATTTCGTTGAACGATATCGGTAGCAGGATAAAGGATGATTTTTTGTCGTAAAATCTTAAAATCCATCTATTACTTTTTCCATCTAAAAGAATTCCAAAGTATGATTCGGTATCTTTGTATTCAATATTATCTTCTGTTTGAATGATTTGCTTTATTCTTTCGAAAAGTTCTAATTCTTTCTTTGTGGTTATTATATTGGGGTTATCTTCATTGACGATATCGGTATCTACAGAAGACTTTTCCACATCCTCTGCAGATTCTGTAGGTGGTTGTGTTGAAAGGCCAGAAACCACCATGGCACTTACTGCTCGTTTTACAGCTTGTTTGACCAGTGGCGTGACAGATTCAAGGAATCGCTGGTTTAGTTGACGCTCGATATTTGAACGACTGGCAACATATCTGACAAATTCAGGATCAACCTCTCTAAGACTTGAGCTTATGGTTTTTGTGAATGCGTTTAGATAGACGCTTTCCTCTGCAAGCGTCCTTAATGCCTCTGGCTTAAATTTGTCATATCTGAAGCGGAATAACTGTGAAATATCTGAATCGTTAAGTGAGTCCATTCTTAATTTTAAGAAAGGAGACGAATCCATAATGTTTTTTTGTTTTAGATCCGTAAAAAAACGCCATTCAATTCCATTTGTTATAGCAGAAATGGTGACTTCTGGGGTAGAGTTGAAATATCTAGAAAGCTGTGGGCAATGATTGTCAATTTTTTCTGAAAATGATTTTGCTTCAATAAACATCACGGGAACATCATGACAAAATAAAGCGTAATCAACTCGTTCGTTAATCTTTACCCCTGGGAAGTCTGCGCTATACTCTGCCTTCACTTTTCGTGGGTCGTATGGAGTAAAGCCTAAAATATCTAGAAAAGGCATGATTAATGCCTGTTTGGTTGTTTCCTCTGTATTACAGAAGCACCCCATGTTTGCAACATGCTCTGCGTGAGATTTTAACTTATTTGCAAAGTTTTCCATGATATATCCTCTGTGTGTAGGAGTGTCTATTTTCATCATCGTTTCTAATGGCGTCAAGATAGCTTGACAACTGTAACGAGGCTGTTTGTTGTTTGAAGATTGCTTAAGAAACATCAAGTTTCATTGGTCTTGCAATTCCATACTTAGATGGCTGTTCGTGTCTGAGGGGAATCTTATTTACCAGCTCCCGTTCAGTGGCTATATACGGCGCTCAAGTTATGAAAGCATGATGTAAGTCTTAAAAATTTTTTCCAGAATGCTTTACGATCGTAAAAAAATAAATACCATGTTAAGAGTGGTTACTTCGCCACATAGCTTAAATCCGCCGTCAGGCGGGTTTTTTATGCCTGAAATCGGACCAGTACGTTAAACGCGCTGGTGGCGGTGAATACCTGTCTTTCAGCTTGCTGGCTTTTTCGACAAGAGTTATTGGTGTGTCACGTTAATCGGAAAAGGGAAAAAGACATGCTGAAACAGCAGGATATGACAGAAACCGCCAGAGTGGTGTTTAATGAATTAAGCGTTACCGACCCGGCGACAGTCGGGGAGATTGCGCAGAATACTTACCTTTCACGCGAACGCTGCCAGTTAATACTGACCCAGCTGGTTATGGCGGGTCTGGCAGACTATCAGTTCGGTTGTTACAGACGCCTTCCGCAGTGAAGGCTTTTTTATTTGTGGTAAATGGGCGGCTGGTGGGTGTTAGGGGCACCCACCAGCCATCTGCTCATGCGTTGGGTTCACAAGCAAACCTCAGGCCCACTGCTTTGCGCAAAAGCAGAATGAGCCTAT